GTCGGGTGGGGACTGACGGCTGGGGCGATAGCATCTGGATGCATCTCTCTGATGCTGTAACCGCAGCTGATGGTGCGGCATCCGTGATCGATGCTCTGTTGCAGGAAGCTAAGATTGATGTCGTTCGCATCAAGAACATGGTGCAGCAGATGGCCAATGGCGATGCAGAAGCATCGTACATTCGCCGCTGGCAGATGGTCGCGGTACTAAAAGGCATCTCAAATGTGCTGATGCTCGACGGTGACGACGAATGGGATCAGAAGCAGATCACTTGGACCGGTCTGCCTGATGTAACTAATACGCTGTTGAACATTCTGGCAGGTGCCTCGGATATCCCGCTAACTCGCCTCACAGGAAAGCAGGAGAGTGGCCTTAGCGGTAAAGATGAGGGATCGCTCCGGAACTATTACGACAGCGTGAAGGCCAATCAGGAGCTTAAGATTGCTCCATCGCTTGCTCCGCTGGATGACATGATTGTCCGGTCCGCACTCGGTAGCTCTGATGCCGGTATCTGGTCACAGTGGGTTCCGTTGTTCCAACTGTCAGAAACCGAAAAGGCTGATATCGACAAAAAGGAAGCCGAAACCGTCGACATCTACGCTCGCACCGGGCTTATCCCTTCTGACGCGCTCGCTAAGACTGCACAGAACCGCATGATTGAAAGCGGGCGTTGGCCGGGACTGGATGAGGCCCTTGAGGAAAGCGATCAAGAGATCGAAGCCGGTCTTGATCCTAATGATCTGGAAACGGGCGAGGAAGATGAGGCAAAAGCCCCATCTTCATAAAGTTTTATTTCTTCGCTTGCGTTTGATCAGAATTGAAGTTCGAAGAAGAGTAGTTGGCAATGATGTACTTCTCTACCGTTATTGCTCGGCCGAGCTTCGCTTCAGCTTTGCCCTTTATGGCATGAAAAGCCTTCTTAGCAGCTTCCATGTCGCTGAACTCACCAACTAAAGTTGTATTTGGTAGCCGATACCAAACGCTTTCGGATGATAAAATCCAAATGGACCACCCTAAGCTAATCGCGGCGTCTCGATACTCTGTGTACGGACTTGGGTTGGTATTTGTCAGATCGTAAGTTGCTATAAATTTGGCCATTAAGCCCTCCCAGTTTAAACAGGAGGATTGAACACAACTCATGCGCGAGTCGGTATTAGACCAAGGTATTAGACATGGCTAAAATCGACCTCAAGTGGCAGGTGAAGGCGACTGGCTATCGCAAGACTGATGTCGAACTGCCCCAGATCGAGCCAACCAAGGCCCAGAGAGACGAGCTTGCCCGTATTTACCTGACGGTTGTGCGGGTCTGGCGGACAGGTGTAAGGGAGCGCATACTCCCAGCCTATCAGGCTGCCGTTGTTGAACAGATCGCTGCTGACAAGCTCATGCGGGATCGTGTGGGATCTGTTGAGACTGAGATCGAAGTTGTCGAAGGCGAGGCCGTTCGCTCAGTCTTGTCTTTTCGTGGATTGTTCCGGCTATGGGCAACCCGGTTGCAGCTCTGGCACATGCGCCGCTTCATTTCGACATTGGTTTACGCAACCAAGGTTGATCTGACGACACAGATGCATTCGGGTGATGTGACCGAAACGCTTGATGACATGCTGGCTCGTAATGTCGCCTTGGTCAGAAGCGTCTCTGATCAGGCGAGGGGCCGTATTGCAGATATCGTCTATCGTGGCTTGCAGAACCGCACGCCTGCAAGGGATGTGGCCAAGCAGTTGAGTGAAGCGCTCAACATGTCGCGTGACCGGTCATTGCGTATTGCCATCGACCAGACACAGAAACTGTCATCCGCCCTCGACAAAGAGCGGCAGTTGCAAGTCGGCATGACTGAATTTGAATGGATGCACTCTGGCAAGAAGCATTTTCGCCCTGAACACTTGGACCGAAACGGCAAGGTGTATTCGTGGAACAGTGAAGTTGCCAAGAATGATCCGCCGGGCTTCGCGCCGTTCTGTGGCTGTAAGGCCAAAGGCATACTGAGGATGGATTGATGCTATCAGTTCTTGAATTTGTCTTTTCTTCCTTTTGGGTCTGGCTAGGAACCTTCCTTTTGCTAGGAGTACTTTGCAGGGCTGCTATAGCCTGTCTGGCCGTCATCCTTGCCCGTAACGTTCGAATACGCTGATGGCAACGATCAAAGGCATGGATCGGCACATCAAGCGTCTCAAGAATATGCAGAAGTCCGCGAAGCAAATCACAGGCGCGCTTTATGCTGCTGGGCAAGATATCGAGATAGACGCCGAGCATTCAATCACACAGGGCGCAGTTTCGGGCAAAGGGCATGTGCCTTCGCTTCCCGGTCAGCCGCCGAATGCTGATACCCATACGCTTGATACTAACATTGAAACGACCGTCGAGGCACTCAACCCGCCGACAGTTCATATCACCAGCCATGCGCCCTACAGCGCGGCCTTGGAATATGGCACGTCGAAGATGGAGGAACGTCCCTTCATGCGACCTGCTACCGAAAAGAACCGCAAGAAAGTGTCTGGCAAGGTTGCCGACGCAGTGCGGATTAGTATTCGTAGAGGGTGATAGAAATTAGGCTTTGGTCGCACCCAGACTTTCAAGGAAACTGGCAGCGTCTTTCGTAACTACCACACAACGAAAACATGGTTGCCCTCCGACAGTCAGATAGGGACCACCTTTTATAAACACGCCAGGCGTTTGAGCGAGAACAACTTTGTCATCGTGTTCCATTGGGACGTTGTAAGCGAATGTTTTCTTTACGGCCATTCTGCTATCCTTAAGGTTGAAACAAATGAAATTTGTAGATGCTGCACCGATCTCGGGAACGAGACGGACCGGAGACGGCTATCTTGTTACCACGGCCCGAAGTGTTCGGACAGGCATCCAGTTGTATGCCGGTCAGGAAGTCGGCAGGCCTGATCTGGCAGTTGTCCGAGTTTATCGCGATGCTGCCGAGGTTTTCGCACCTGACAGCTTGCAATCGTTCAGCCATGCGCCGGTAACGATCAATCATCCTGATGCGTCTGTCACAGCTGACAACTGGAAAGAGCTGTCTGCCGGGGAAGTCTCAACAGCTGCCAAGCAGGATGGTGACTGGATCATGCTGCCCCTGATCCTCAAGGATAAGAAGGCAATCGAGGCGGTAGAGCAGGGCAAGCGTGAGCTTTCCGCTGGCTATACCTGCAACCTCGACTGGACGCCCGGAACAACCGCTGACGGCCAGTCATACGACGCCCAGCAGCGCGACATCAAAATCAATCACTTGGCCCTCGTGGATAGAGCGAGAGCCGGTTCACAAGCTCGCATCGGTGACGGTGCGTCGTGGGGCGCCATGCCCGTTCAACAGGACAGCAATAAGGAGAAATCCATGTCCGATAAGCCACTGAAGACGGTCACCGTTGACGGGCTCTCGATCGAGGTTACCGATCAGGGCGCACAGGTGATTACCAAACTCCAGAAGCAGATTGCTGATGCCGATGCGGCTCAGACCAAGCTGATTTCTGATCATAAAGCAGCGATCGACGCCAAAGACGGCGAGATTGCCAAGAAGGACGCCGAGATTGACGCCCTCAAAGGCAAGGTTCTCGACGGTGCAGCGCTTGATGCTGCTGTGCAGGCCCGTGGTGATCTCGTCGTAAAGGCAAAGGCTATCGCGCCAGATGTGAAGACTGATGGCCTGTCAGATGCAGCGATCCGCAAGGCTGTTGTTGTCGCCAAGCTGGGTGATGCGATGGCAGACAAGGGCGATGCTTATATCGATGCTCGCTTCGATATTCTCGCCGAGGATGCAGCAGGCACCGAACAGCTGCGCGGCGCAATCACAAATCTCAAGCCAATCAATTCCAACGATGCGGCAGCACAGTACGAGGCTTCACGTCAGAAGCACCTCGACCGTCTGACCCGCAAGCAGGCGTAAGGAGAACCGCTCATGCCTCCGTTCCAGACTACAACTGCCCTGAAGCCTGCAAAAGG